ATATTGAAACTTATATTTCTGAACCTAGAACAACTAAACTTCTAGGCTTATATCAGCAACAAGAAGAAAATCTAGCTTTAGCTCCAGCTTCTTCTAGAGCTTCTTATCACAATTCATTTCCAGGAGGCTATGTTGACCATGTCAATAGAGTAGTAGTAGCTGCTTTAAAAGTAACTAGTTTATGGGAAGAAATAGGAGCTACTATTAACTTCACTACAGAAGAGTTAGTGTTTTCAGCGATCAATCATGATTTAGGTAAACTAGGGTTTGATGGAAAACCAGCTTATATTCCTAATGATTCAGAATGGCATGTTAAGAATCAAGGAGCTAATTATAAGCCAAATGTAGAGTTACCTTTTATACCTATTCAAGATAGTTCACTATTTATCTTACAATCTAGAGGTATTGAAATGAGTATTAATGAATTTATTGCAATTAAGACTCATGATGGATTATATGATGACGGTAATAAGGCTTACTTGATTTCTAGTCAAAATGAATCTAAATTAAGATCTTCTCTACCTCTTATATTACATCAAGCAGATATTCTAGCAGCAAGAGTGGAGTGGGAGAAAGAGTGGCTTGATAAAGTAGGTACACCTGCTAAAAAAGAAGTAAAAGCTTCTACACCTACTCAATTTAAACAAAAAGCAGATGCAGCAAAGTTAACTACCTTAGGTAAGGGTAATCCTGGGCTTTTAGATGCACTAAAAAATTTATAATATGATATTTGGAATGATTATGTTACTCATTTGGATACTCACTGTAGTGGGCTGGGTTATTTATAACCTATATAGAAAGAATGAGAAATTAGAAACCACTGTAATAGCACAAGTTAGTTTTATATCTGGGTTACAGCAGTTAATAGGAGAGTCAGATAAGGCCCTTAAAAATCTTGATGATAAGATCTGGATGGAAAGTGATAAAGAATTACAGACAGTCTTTCAAAATCTAAAGGCAGTTCAAGAGGGCTTAAATCAATTTAATAGAAGATAATGGTAGTAGATATTTTTAAGGTAGATGAAGTAGAAGTTACCTTTACGAAGGATGGAAAAGTTAGAAAAAGAAGACCTAAAAAGTCAATAGACTACTTTACTTTAGATACTCAACAAGCTATTCTAGATTATAGATTAGAAACTTCTGCAGCAAAAAGAAATAAGATATTCAATGAAAAAATCTATTATGCATTTTATAAGTTGGCTGAAAATATCATTCATACTTTTAAGTTTTACTATACAGAAGTAGATAATATTAATGAGTTAAAACATGAAGTAATTGCTTTTCTTTTAGAAAAACTACATCTTTATGATCCAAGTAAAGGAAAGGCCTATTCTTATTTTGGTACTATTGCAAAAAGGTATCTTATAGTCTATAATAATAATAACTACAAGAGACTAAAGGGTAAAGCTAATGTAGAGGAAGTAGATAATGATAAGACACTTACAAATGAGTTATTATTAGAACAGCCTTCTAATTTTGAAGAAATTAGCTTTATAGATTTGTTTATTAAGAAGGTAGATGAAGATCTTCTAGATCTTTTCCCTAAGTCTCAAGAAGCTAGAGTTGGTGATGCTATTTTAGAATTATTTAAAAGAAGAGAAAGTATAGATATTTTTAATAAAAAAGCTCTCTTTATTTATATCAAAGAAATTACTGATGCTCCTACCCCTACAATTACCAAGGTAATTAAGGTATTAAAAGAGATTTATAAGGATATGCTTAATCAATATCTAGAAGAAGGTATTGAAATTAACATTTTTTCAAGTTAGCTATTTATTTAAAATGAACTTATGAGTCTTGATTTTGAATTATATAATGGAAAAAACTACTCTGATCTAGTTAAAGATATATTAAAAAACCATAAAAGTAAACAGACTCAGATAAAAGCCCTAACTGAGCAGCTAGTTGAAATGGTTAGTGAACCTGGAGATGCTGTTATTGTAGTACCTTTAATTAAGGGTTATTTAGACTCTGATATTAAAAATGATGAAGCTCTTGTTAAGTTAGCTTCAATTTTACAGAAAAGTAATCCAGCTAGTGATACTAGTCAAGGAGGTTTTAATGAAAAAGACCTAGAATTACTATTTAGTGATATTCAAAAAACCACTGTAGAACCTATCTCATCTGAAATAAAAGAACTACCTTACACCAAGTAGTATGGCAAGTTTTAATATATCCCCTACTCAGTTTCAGAGATCTCAAACTCAAATTCCTATTAAAGGAACTGAGAGTGAACAGTTTATAGCTAGAGTTACCCATGTAGTACAAGGGCCTTACTTATTAGGTACAGATATTCCAGATAACTACTATAATGATCCAACAGATCTAGGAGTAATAACCTTTCAATTATTAAATAGTAATCAAAGTAAAACCTTAGATAGTGGAGGAAATGTTACTGCAAAGCCTATTAGTTCTGCATTTAAACATTATCCTTTAGAAGGAGAGTTTGTAACTATAATACCAGGCCCTGGTTTAGGTATGAATGAAAGTAGAGGGCAGAGGGATTATTTCTACACCACTCCTTATAATTTATGGAATGCAAGTCATCATAATGCACTTCCTGATTTAGGAGATTATGGTGATTATGTTAGTGATATACAGAGAAGTTATCAAGATAGTTTAGGTACTAACCAAGCAATCAATACTACTGCAACTGGATCACTAATTTTTCCTCTAGGCCCTAATTTTCCTGAAAAGGATAATATCAAATCTCTAAGGCAATTTACAGGGGATGTAACTATAGAAGGAAGATGGGGTAATTCAATTAGGTTTGGATCTACAACAGCTGTAGATGGTAATGAAAATTACTGGTCTTCAGTAGGAGATCCTGGAACCCCTATTACTATTTTAAGAAATGGACAAGGTAGGCAGATGGATAATCTTGCCTGGATACCTACAGTAGAGAATATAAACAGGGATCCTTCTTCTATCTATTTAACAGCAGGTCAAGAGATTGTCATTGATGATATAAATAATAATTTCAGTTTAGCGAGTTTAGGAGTTAAAACACAAACTACACAAACAAACTCTATTCCAATACAACAGCAATTAACAAGTACTGATACTATGTCTCCACTTGAACAAGATAAAAGATTAAATAGCACTAGTTAAAAATGTATACACCTCAATTTCCATATCTAGGTAATCAAGCTATTACAACATCAGGGAGAGTAGTTATTCACTCCTATGATGATTTTATATTTTTATTTGGAAAGAAAGGAGTAGCTATTTCATCACCAGCGACCTTTACAGTAGATGCTAATGAAAGAACTATTATAGCTTCTCCTAGAATTGAACTAGGGTATCAAGCAGAGACTAATGGAGAACCTTTATTATTAGGTAAGACAACAGCACTTCAATTAGGTTTTTTATTAGATGCAGTACAAAACCTAAGTGATGCTCTTAGTACTTTAGCAATAGAAGAAGCAGAAGTTGCAATACCAAAGATTGTAAATACATCAAAAATTTTAAGTGAAACTGCTAAGAATGTAAAAGCCCAGTTAAGCAGTAAATGTTTGTCTAAAAACACATATACTAGATAATGGGAACAAGTAAATTAGCAATATCAATAGGGAAAGCAGTAACTAGTACTGCAAAGGGACTTGGTACTTTTCAAACTGGAGTTAATAAAATACTTTGGGGTCAAGCTAATACTCAACCTACACAGACTGTTAATTACAATACTAAATCTGGAAATCTAGAGTATACTAGTAGTGCACCTATAGTACCTACAAAACCTAGTGGAAGTTTAGTAGAATCAGGGCTATTCAATGCACTTGATGCCCTAAACTCTGTGGATATATGTAATGTATTAGCTTATACTACTGATACTATTCACTTTAAGAAACAAAAAAGACCTCAAGGACCTTGGTCAGCTACACAAACTTCTCTATACTTTTTACAAGATCAAGCAGCTTTAGTTCAGACACAGGTAGATAAGTTTATAGCTTACCCTAATATATTTATTGGGTCTTATATAGGAACTGGCCCAAATGCAGTATCTATCAATCAGGCTGTTACTCAATCAAATGCACCTACACAAGGAGGCTCTGAAGTTACTAAATACAACCTGTATTTTTTAATGAAATCTATTAAAGAGACTTTTAGTTTTAGTAGTCAAGGTACTGGATCTTTATTTACTTCTCAAGATAAGACTTTAATAACTACAGTACCTGGGTTAGGTGGTAATTTAAATATAATAGATGATTTTTTAGGGACTGTAAACAAGTATGATGATTACAGGCAGATTCCTAACAGTGAATTACAGAACCTAGTCAATAAAGTAACAATTATAAGGTCAGTATGTGTCACTATTCAAAACCTTGACTTTAAAAATACCTTAGCATTAACAGGTAATTTTCTTAGTACTGATATTAGAGCTCAAATACAAAAGCTGAGTAATTTTTTAGACCCCACTAAAATCATACCAACTCTAAAACAGATTAATTCCTCTTTACTAGCCTTTATAAGAATAGGTAGACAAGTACAAGGTACCTTAAATACAGCTCAATTTTTAATTAAATTAGCTCTACTATTTTATAAAGTATTTAAATTTATAATAGCCTTCTTTAGTGCATTACCTATACCCCTAATCTTTAGTACATCAGGTGCCCAAACTGCAATTCAAGATGTTAAAGATAAAGCAAAAGATGAATCTGATGGAGTAATGGTTTTACTAAAGTCAATTAATTCTTTATTGACAGTTATAGTGATGTTTATAAGGTATCTCCTAACAAATGCTAATGAATTACTCTATAGATTAGATATACTACTAACTCAATTAGAGGGCTGTGAAGCTGTAAAGGACTCTGATGTTGTAGCAGAATTACAGAAAACAAAGACAGATTTAACTGAGTTAAGAGATCAACTTGCAGCTTATATTACTAAGTATGATTCTAAAGTTGATCCTAATACCGCAATGTTTGGTGGTTATAATATTAGGGTAGTAGATGAAGAATTAACTGATAAATCTATACAAAATAAAAGGAGGAGAGGAATTGCTTTAAGTCAAGATGGGCAAATTGTAGCTCAATCTGACCTTACTTTTGCAACAAACACAGCAGTAATTATTGCAGAAGTCAAACAAAAGTTAATGGCTCAAAAACTAGTGCAGCCTAGTCTTGGTCAAGTAGATAGTGTTAATATCAGTGTTATTAGTGAATCTCTTGACTACTTAGATAGTAATGATGTCTTAAATGATAATTTAAATATTACACCAACTCAATTAGATTCTGCAAATAACTTAGATGAAACTAAAGGATTAGGTTTAAATGCATTTATAAACAACCTAAAAGGAGGAAAGAAACTAAGACAAAGAACAGCAGCAGCAGTAGCTGCTTCTACTGCAAATGTGAAATCTCAAGTAGCTGGAGAGGCATCAACATCAAATAAGACTTTAGGGATTCACTAGATATTAAAAACAAATAAACAAAATATTTATAACATATGGCAAATTTAGACGCATTTAGAAAATTAATCCGCGAAGAGGTTAAAGCTGTATTCCAACAAGAATTAGCTGGAATCTTAAAAGAAGCTATTATGGCTAATAAAGGACAGCAAACCATAGTAGAATCAACTAGAAACATATCAAAACCAGTAGCTCCTGCAACACTTAATAGAAGTGTGCCTAAGCCAGTAGCACCTGTATTATCCCCAGGTAATCCACTAAATAGTCTACTTGCAGAAACTGCTAGGTCTATGACAATGGATGATTTTGGTGACTTCAATGGACAAGGAGTTGAAAGAGATGTTCCTATTGTAGAATCTGTAAATGATATGTTTGCAAATTCAAGAGGAAGCTCTAATTTAGAAGCAATTCAAATTAATGCTGTTCCGGACTTTACTGCAATGATGGAGAAAATGGGCATAAATGAATAATATAAATGGCATATAACTTAAAACAGATAAATGTACTTGATTTAAGGGCTTCCACAGGAGTTGGAGTTGCCCTGCCATTCAATACACCTGCTGTTTTTCAAACAGTTTATACAACAAAAGAGCAGTTAAGATATAATATAATTAATTTCTTACTTACAGATAAGAGAGAAAGAATTTTCAATCCAAGTTTTGGGGCAGGTATAAGGGAAAAAGTATTTGAACAGATAAGTACAGATACAATAGATAGTTTGGATTCTCAAATAAGAACTGGTATTCAGCAATATTTTCCAAATGTAGTAATCACAAGTTTAACTTTTGGGGGAGATCCAAACCAGAATTTACTAACAATACAGTTTTCATATACAATAAGAAACACAAGTGAATCTGATAATGTAACAATAAGTTTAAATGGCTAATAAAAATATACAGTACTTAAATAAAGACTTCAATACATTTAGAGCAGCATTGATTGAGTATGCAAAAGCCTACTACCCACAGTCCTATAATGATTTCTCTACTTCATCTCCTGGTACTATGTTTATTGAGATGGCTTCTTATGTAGGAGATGTATTATCTTTTTATCTTGATAATCAAGTACAAGAGAATTTCTTAGAGTATGCAAAGCAGACTAATAACCTATACACATTGGCCTATATGATGGGTTATAGACCAAAAGTAACTTCTGCTGCTATTACAACCCTAGATGTATACCAACAATTACCTGCTTCAGGCTCTAATTATGATCCAGATTTTAACTATGCAATGATCATTGAAGAAGGTATGCAAGTTAGGTCTAATGTTAATAATTCAAATTATTTCTATTGTCCAAATAGAGTAGATTTTAATCTATCATCTTCTATTGACCCGACAAGTATATCTGTTTATACTGTAGATGGAAGTGGTAACCCAAACACATACTTACTTAAAAAACAGACACAAGCTATCTCAGGACAGATCAAAACTGTTAATTTATCTTTTGGATCTGCTGAAAGATTTCCTATAAGAACTATTCAAGATACTAATATTATTGAGATACTAAGTGTGTATGATCAGACTACAGGTTTTAGATGGTATGAAGTACCTTATTTAGCTCAAGATTATATCTTAAACCCTGTTACAAATACAGCATTAAACTATCCACAATTATATCAAGAAGCAAATCAAGTACCTTATATTCTAGAGAGACTACCAGTACCAAGAAGATTTGTTTCAAGATTTACTACTAATGATATATTAGAATTAGAATTTGGTGCAGGTATTCAATCTGCTTCTGGTTCAATTCCAAATCCATTTAATGTAGGTATTGGAACAGTGAATGGTATTGATTTATTAAACACTGCTTATGATCCTACAAACTTTGTAGTAAACAGCTCTTATGGGTTAGCTCCTACAAATACTGCTCTTACAGTTTCTTACTTAGCAGGTGGTGGAGCAATTGCAAATGTAAATACAAATGAGTTAACACAACTAGTTAGTTCAAATATAACATTTCCAAATCCTACTAATCCAACTACACAAACTACAATACAAGGTACTTTAGCAACTAATAACAGTGTTCAAGCAGTTGGAGGGGGGGATGGAGATAGTGCTGATGGTATTAGATTAAATACCCTAGCTAAGTTTCCTTCTCAAATGAGAGCAGTAACACAGCAAGATTATTTAGGTACAGTCTTAGGTATGCCACCTAAATTTGGACAGGTAGCTAAGGCTTATGTAACAAAAGATAGTGCAATTTTTGCAAAATACTTAGTAGATGAACCAGGAGAAAAAGATCCTCTTGCAACTTCAATATACTTACTAAGTTATAATGCAGATGGTACTCTTACAGTCCCAGGAACTGCTTTACTAAAAAATATACAGACATACTTAGAGGATTATAGAATGTTAACTGACACTATACTTCTAAAACCTGCTTATATAATTAACATACAAGTTAATTTTAGTATTGTTATAAGGCCTAATTATGTTTCAAGAGAGGTTATAGCAAACTGTTTAACTGTACTAAAAGCTTACTTTAGTAGAGATAATTGGCAGATTAACCAACCAATTATACTTTCTGAAATTTATACCTTATTAGATCAAGTAGCTGGTGTACAAACAGTACAAAAAGTACTTATTAATAACATAGCAGGTACTTCTAATGGGTATTCTCAATATAGTTATGATATTTCAGCAGCATCTTTAAATGGTGTTATCTATCCTTCTCTAGATCCCTCAATCTTTGAAGTTAAATACCCAAATATAGATATTCAAGGAAGAGTAGTTAGCATATAAATTTTAAATAATGGCAATTTATAACATATTTTCATCAGCAGACGCTACAGTTTATTCAAGGTATCCAGTAAAGAATACTGGTCTAGACTCTATACTAGAAGTATCTGTTAAGAATTCTCAAGATGGTACAAGATTTTTAAATAGAACTCCTATAACAGAGAATCCTTACTATACTTATGACTTAGCTGCTAATAGTAATTATAGTACCTCAGATGCTTATTTCCCTACTAATGATATTAGAAGAGCTTTATTACAGTTTTCTAATGAAGACATTAATAAATTACAGGTATTTGCCTCAGAAGCTAAGAGTGGATCTTACCAAGCTAATTTGAAATTATTCTTAGCTTCAGCTCAAAACTTAAGTACAAATTATACTTTAGATGTATTTCCTATCTCACAGTCATGGACAATGGGAACTGGTAGATTTGCACAAGTACCAGAATCTGTAAATGGAGTGTCTTGGAATTATACAGGAGCTTCTGGAAGTTCACCTACTTGGACTGGAAGTTCATGGTACAATGATATAGAATCTACTCAAAGTTTTGACTACATGTCAAATAAGGACATAAATACAGACATTACTGAAATAATGACTGATTGGTTTTCTGGATCTATCCCTAACTATGGAGTGGTTGTAAAACACCCTCAAGCAATAGAAGAAGATCCAAATTCATTTATAGATCTTAAATTCTTTTCTGTAGATACTCATACAATCTACCCTCCAACTATTGAGTTTAAGTGGGATGATTCTTATTATTATCCTCAATCTACTCATTATGTACTAACTGATCAAATAACTATTACAATAGCTAATAATCCTGGACAGTTTTCACAAAATGATATCTATAAGATGAGATTATCTACTAGATATACCTATCCTAGAAGACAGTTTACAACATCATCAGTATACCTAACAAATTTAATTTTATCTGAAAATACCTACTGGGCTCTACAAGATGTTAAGACTGGTGAAATGGTAGTAGACTTTGATGAAAAGTTTACAAAATTGAGTTGTGATAGTATAGGTAACTATTTTACTTTATATACTAGTGGATTAGAGATTAATAGGTATTACAGGCTTTTAATTAGAACCCATATTTACTCTACAACATTTGGACCATTAGCACTTTATGATAATGACCAGTCAATTTATGATGCATTATCTTTTTATGCACCAGATGACCTTAAATTACTTCCTGCAGAGAAAATAAACTATAGTGGTCAAAATTTAATTTTTAAAATTATAGCATAATGTCTCAGGAAGTTAAATTAGTGAAGGAAGTCTATGGAAGAAATACTTATACAAGAGTAATTGATACTTCTTTTTCTGAGCTCTATAACCCTATCACTGCTTCTGTAGCACCTTCAACTCAGGTAACTGTTGAAGCTTTTTTTGATGCTTACAGTAATTTATTTTTTCAAATACCAGCAACAGGAGAATTGAATTCTCATGAATATCTAGTTAAGAGAAGTGGGGAGTATTTAGGAGGGGGTGTGATGACTGATAATGAAAAAGCTTATATTGAAGAGATAAACTCTTTAAGACAACAGCTATTAGAAGCAAATACAAATTATTTGAATTTAAATAATATAGTGTAATGGAAGTAGTAGATGTAAAGTACATAGGGTCTAATGATCAATATCAAACATATGCACCACAAGATGTAGCTCTAATTAATACTACCAGTATTGTAGGTACTTATGGAGCTCCAAATGACTACATTGAGTACTTTATTAAAGATCTAAGTAATACAGTTCTAAGTGCTAATTACTATGCAACTCAATATCAACTTAACAACAGTGTTGTAGACCCTATAACTAGAACAACAACACAGCTATACTTAGATCCAGAAACAGATGCTAGAACATTAGGTTATGATAGAGGTGTATTTAATGTAAAGTATAATTTCTTTAGTAAGCAATTAGCATCAGCACCTGACCCTGCTACAAATTTTTGGATTAAGGAAATTTCTACTTCAAGAACAGAGATTAAAGTTGCTAGACAAGATTTATCTAATACTGCTTTATCTAATGCATTTAATGAGTTTAATGCTGTATTATCAGCAGATGCATATTACCCTACTTTCTATTTAAACTTTGGTGCAGATATACAAATAATTGGTATTAATGCAGTCTATGTAGAAGAGAATGGTATTGGTTATATAATCTTTAAACTATATGAACCTCTTCCAACTCAATTTGACCTTAAGTCAACTTTTTGGGTTATAACTCAAGCAGCAGAATCTGCTGAATTTAATGTAACTATTAATGTTGCACCTACAACTGTATTGGACAGTACAGCTATTAAAGGACCTAATTTTAAAGTCTCTGTAAAAGATAAGGTAGGTCAAACTACTCCTTACTATTCTTATGAATCCCTATTACTAACATCTGTAACTTCCTCCTATCAGCAGTTACAATCCATGATGCAAGAGAAAGGAATTCAAATTAATGTTGATTATAGTGACTTTGAAAACTTTATACATTTTTCTTCTGCTACAGAAAGGCTTTATAACTTTGTATATAAAGTACAATTAATTGAATCTGCATCTGCTGGTTTGAGTAACACTAATACAACCCAAGCTAAGGTACTTTTACAGAATCAGATTAATACTACAATTACTAACTTTGATGGTTATGAGTATTATCTATACTATAATTCAGCATCTACTGCATGGCCTAAACAAACCAGTACACAGCCCTATCTACTATATTCTGCTACTTCATCACAAGTCTCTAACTGGTTAGGAGGTGTTAATACTACACCTACTGCTACCACTATGAGTATGTACTGGTCATCATCCTACTATGATGATCAAAACAAGGACCTGTTATTATATGCAACACCTTCTTACATAGTAGAAGATAATGCTAATGCTCCTTATTTGACTTTCTTAAACATGATAGGTCAGCATTTTGATAATATCTGGATTTATTTAAAAGATGTAACCAACCATTACTCTGCAGAAAATAATCCATTTGTAGGTATTTCAATGGATCAAGTAGCAGATGCACTAAGAAGCTTTGGTATCCAATTATATACTAATACAAGTATTACAGATAATGTTTACTACTCTTTATTAGGAATTAATCAAACTGGATCT